GATCTTTCTAAGCACTCCCTCATTTATCTCTGGTCGCTTGCCTTCATAAGCTGCTGGCTTCCATCCGGCTTCCATAAGTCTTTCAGCAATCTGATCTCTGCTTCCTGGGTTAAAGGGAATTGTCTTAGTCTTATTGCCTGTCTTCTCTGCAAGGTCACTGATGGTTTGTTTTAGTCCTGCACGTTTCAACTCAGCCTTTAACTGTACCTTTGTCTTTGCAGTATATTCAAATCCCTCTACCTCAACCCTCCATCCAGTGACACTCTTCATCGTCTCTACCTTTGCAGGGAACACCTCTTGCATCTCGTTCTCTATCTCAACCCTGCGTACCATAAGTTCCTTTGCAAGCTCGTTGGCTTTCTTAACATCAAAAGGAAACCCATTCATCTCCTGTATTCTAATTAGCTTTGCGAACTCATGCTCAAGGACAAGGGTCTTTGGGGATGTACTATGCTGTAGAAGATACTTATAAAGAGCTAACGTTGTTCTTACATCCTGGTTGCAATATGTCTGCATCTCTGGGCTAAAGTTCTCCCAGTCCTCACTAGCTCCATGATCGTCCTTATGAACTCCTATGCGTAGTCCCCAAGCTTTGAGTGAGTGAGATCCTCTTAACTTCTTAGGGAAACCTTTCTCGTATCCTCGCTTGTCATCTTCATCACCTATGTCAGGGAAAAGAACCTTCGCCATTAGCATTGTGTCCACGATTTTGTTGAAGCGTATTCCATACAATCGATAGAGTGCAGGAGCATCAAAGCCTATGCCATTGTGAAAGCAAACATACTCAGATTCCTGAAGCATCTTTAAGCCCTCATCAATATTGTCTTTCATTGTATTGAACTCATACAACTCACTTGTTGTAGGGTCTATAACTGTGAAGCAATGCATTCGATCAAGACCATCGAGTGTCTGCCAGTTCTTTATTGCGTTCGTTTCTATGTCACTGATTAGGATGTTGTATTTGTAATTCATGATAATGTTATTCTTTCTTCTATTCTCTTACTTAATGTTCTAAATGCTACCTCTACTGTTTGGGGTACGACTCCGTTTCCCAAGAGCCTAAGTCTGTCCACCCTACTGGGAGTCCCATTAGTTGCTCCACCCAGTTTGGGTTTAGGTGTTGTCCTTGGTTCTTCCCAGTCGTGTTGGTCTTCTCCTGGTCTGCTAGGCCATCTTTGAGTATCGCATTGGGTAACTGACCCATGTGTCCCCTTTTGCTCGCAGTATTCCCCATAATGTGTTCGATTGAGTTTGTTCCCTTGTAATCCCTTGCTGAGGGAGTTGGCCAATTCTTTTTCTTTCCCTTCCTGTCCTTGTGTAGAGGTTCCCTCTCCACTTCGTAACCATGCACTTCGGGATGGTTGCTCAGACCTAGCTGACCATAGTTCGGATTGTTCCCTATCTTTCCTCCCTCCGCTACTGTTGGAATAGGCCAAGATGAAAACTCTTTTCCTTTGGTGAGGTGCGCCAACTTCACTCGCTGAGAATACTCCTGCCTCTGCGATGTAACCCATTGTTTCCAAGTCTTGGAGGACATGGAGCAAAACACTTCGTCCTCCCTCTGTTTTGGAACTGATGATTCCTCCAACGTTTTCCAAGAAAACAAGTCTTGGTCTACATCTTCCGATTCCATCACTGATGTAGGGATAGAGGTGTCTTGGGTCTTCAACTCCTTCTCGGCTTCCTGCATGGGAAAAAGGTTGGCAGGGGAATCCCCCAGTGAGGATGTCAATTTGTCCAAGAAACTTTTCGTATGGGAAGGTTTTAAGATCCGTCCAGATAGGTGCTGGAGATATTTTATTCTCTTCCATCTTCGCAACCAAGTTGGCGATTGCGAAGGCTTCGATCTCCACATGAGCGACTTCTCGCACGTTTGGGAAAACTCTTCGGAGTCCAATCCCAATTCCTTCGTATCCACTGCAAAGTGAAAGGTGTCTGATATGTTCGTTGGTATTATCCACATTTAAAATTCTTCTGATATTGATGTTTCGGTTAGTCTTCCAGTTCTCTGGCAATACTCAAGTTGACTGCAAAGTCCTGTATCACCACTGAATCTGTTCTTGAGTACTGAAAGTTTTGTTATGTTTTTGTCTTCACCCTGAAGATCCCTGCTGAGGGCTACACAAATGTCCGATAACTGGCTCAAGCTCTGGCTTCCTCTAAGGGCAGATAGGTTAGGCATAATTCCGTCTTCGTACCCTCGGTTTCCTTCTGGTCGCTTCAGGTGGCTGACAAGTATAAGTGCAAAGTTTGATTCCTCAACAAGTGTTCTTAGTTTTGTCATCAAGACATCAATAGCTCTTCTTTCATTGCCCATCTCTGACTCACTCATTCCACTCACTACAATCGAGATGTGATCGAGAACCACGTACTCAACTCCAAGTGCCTTTACGAGATAACGGATATGTGAAAGTAACTGGTCAGTGTTAAGGCTGCCCCAATGGTCATAGAGAAAGAATCTTCCAGAGCCGACAGTTTTATTGAATGCTTTTATGTACTTGTCATCAACAGTAAAGTCATCAAGGTGCAATAGCTTTCCCAACTCAAGTCCAAGAACACCTTGTGCTGACCTCTCTATGTTTTCCTCAAGTGCAATGTAGCCTACCTTCTTGTCTTTTGTTTGAGTGAGTAGATGGTGAGCAATCTGCCTACAGACTTGTGATTTTCCAACACCACTTCCTGCACAGAACAAAGAGATTTCACCTTTGCGAAGGCCCTTTGTTTTGAGGTTTAAACCTGGAAAGGGATAAGGTACTGAGTCATTCTTTTTAATTGTCGAGATACGTTCAAATAAATCAGCACCATCAATAATATTTGTAGGACTCCACTGCTTGGCATCAAACATCGCTCGGACAACATCCTGAGCTTTGCCTTGCATCAATAAGGCATTAGGATCTTTTCCAGGTAGCTTTGCTATGTAAGCTTTTCCAGGTGGGAGGATACTAACACACTCACTCACCGCCTTCTGTCCTGGCTCATCCATATCAAACATCAACACCACTTCATCAAATAATTCTAACCACTTTAAATTCTTTTTGAATGCAGCCTTGGCACTGTTAGTTCCGCTTGGAATAGAGATGCAAGGGTATTTGTTAGAACCAAGTTGGGATACTGTAAGAGCATCAATCTCTCCCTCGCATACGATAAGTTTCTTACCTCCATTAGGCCAAAGGTGCTGACCAAAGAAGTGTCCGGTTATCTTTCCGTTTATTGTAAAGTTCTTATCCTTGTCTCTTATCTTCTGACCAACTAACTCACCTTCAAAGTTTCTGTAGTTGGCTATGTGAACTCGCTGTCCGTTGTAGTCTCCAACGTAGTACCCATACTTCTTACAGGTATCTAGGTGTATCCCTCTAGGGGCTATAGGCAATAGATCTCCGTATAGGAAATCAGCATTCTTCTTTTGTTTTTCTTCTTTTGTCATATTCGTTTTATTGTTTTCATGTACTGTGTACTTTCCGCAGCTAAAGCACTTAGTGTTTCCGTTTTCATTTAATGCGA